ACGAAATCAAGAATAGTCTGGACATACTTCTGGTCGAACTTATCAGGTGGCGCTAGGATATTGTCCTGGACCATTTGCTGGATATCGTGCTTGGCGTCCTCGGCGCTCTCGGTTTGGTCGCCGCCAACCGTGAAGGCCGGCTGCGGATTCTGGGTGGACTCTAGTTCGATCTGCACCTCTTTGAGGTAGGTTTGGTAAGCGTCCTGCCCACCGTTTAGAAAGGCAATCAGCCTGCGGGTGCGCTCTTTGGGATTACTCTTGTCCATGTCCTCGAACATCGACAGCGGATCTATGGCCTTTCGCGAGGCCATATTCAAAGCGTCGGCGCGGTTGGTCATATCGTCGACCGAGTTAGCCTTAACGTCGACGTCAATACCTTCCACGAAACTTTTACGTGAAAGTTCGGCCGATAATACCGAGCCATCCTTGCCGGTAGTCTTCAGGAAGTGGGGCTCGTCATAGAATAATTTACCCATCTGCATAGCCCAGCCAGCCATCTCGTAAACTACCCGCTCCACGACAATGTCGACCAAGTCGTCGGACTGGGTTAGATCGCCTTCGCGGGTGATTTGCTTGGCGGTGCCTGATTCGCTGGCCGCGCCTTGCTCGCCCTTAATCGGCCCGTGCGTATTAAACAGCGCGTCCATCCGGCCGCGCGCGTCCTGTAGCAGCTGCATTAACGCTGGGCTTGGTGGTTCGGCCTGGATCCAAGTCATAGCCTTGTCGACTTCAGGAGCGTCTAGCCAAATGGATTCATCCGGATCGCTCGACACTCGCCGGGCGTCTTCCTTGGTGATGAGGTTGCCAAACACCTTCTTGGGGACTGCATTGTCGGAGATTTCCACGATCTGCCGGCCCACCCGGTTAATTAGCCGCTGGGTTGGTATGCTCTGCTCCATTGGGGTTGTATCATCATAAGGACTGTCGCCCAAGTTCTGGTAGGTAAAGAACATGTATGGTTTGCGCGGAATGTCGAAGTAGTTATAAAACCGCTCCTCACTCTCCAGCGTGCTGGTCTGTTTGTAGTTGCCGTCCTTGTCTAGCTTGGGCCGATAAACTTTATAGCCTTCCCAGTCATAATAAGGGTTGCGCTCCTGACCCAAGCACTGCGTCATATAGAACCAGCATGTCGCCTCGTAAGTCTCGCCGCCTTTATAGTAGCGCAGCCACCATTCCTCATATTTGATTTTGCTGGGAGTGGGCGTGCCGCTTATGGACGAGGTAGTTTCCAGCAGATTACGCAGGGCCTCGGCTTTCTTGGGGAACTTGGCATAGACGACTTCGACCGGCTCTTCCAAGAGTTCGCCGATAAACTCCATATTGTCAGCCGTGTAGCCGTCGTGCGGTATCGTAGAGTTGGGGTCCAGCATTAAGCGGTTAGGCTGGACCAGCACAAACTTAAAGTCGCCGGTGCCCTTAGCTAGTGACGGATCCCAGAGGCATTTGATAGCTGCCGTGTAGTTGATCTCGTGCTGCCGCAGCCCATCCTTCATCATGCGCTGGCTAACTTTATTGTTCACCTTCTTGTTTAAGAACTTCTCGATAATCTGGGCGTCTTCAACGGCCTTCTGGTTGTCGTCGTGCGGGGTGCAGATAATATCCGGCATGCGCTGAGAGGCCAGGGTAAAGCGTGTCTCGGCGTTCTCATAGATGATCGGGTCCATATAGTCGGAGTGGTAATCCCCAGGCGCGCCGGCGTCTGATGAATAGTGCTTGCCCCGCCAGTAGTCGCGGTTCCGCTTACGGCGTTCCTCCAGCTTTAGGTCAGACTCGGCAAACTGCTGGGACACTTGGCGCTTCTGTTGTATTAAAGTATACAAATCGTTGTCGTCCAGCGGCAAGGAGTAGCGACCAGACTGGTCGGATATACCAGGCGTCAGGTCTTGCCGGGTGTCCCGGTACTGTGGATAGTAATCAGTAGGGTTTACGGTGTTGTCCATATCAGCCTCTATTTAGAACATAGATTGTTTTACAACGGTTAGTATGGCCTTTGTCGTCGGTCCACCGGTTAGTGCAAACAATCTCTTGCAGGGCGTTCTTGAGCACGCTTAGTTCGCCGGTGCTATCCTTGGGAATAAGTATGTGGGCCGTGTCGTAGTAGCCGAACACTACATGCCCGCAGATTGAACAATGAAACTTTTTGAGGTCTTCGGTATTTATATTATCGAGGGCGATCGTGATGACGGCTACGCCGCGGTCTTTGCGCGCGGGAGTTGGTGTAATCATGTCTTTATATTAGCACAGGGAAAGTAAAAGAGGCTTGCGATGAAGCCTCTTGTTTTGTTTTGGCGCTTTGCCAGTCGTTTTTATTTTAGTACAAATAGTTTGAGAGACTTATGTGTGATTGGGTTACTTATATAAGGTACTACCGCATCGCCAGTCATGCTTATGGTAATCCCTACCCCCCCCCTATGTCAATGGGGCGCGTTCGGGTCGATGATGGGATTGCCGGCGCTATCAGTGACGCTAGCCACGGTGTCGAAGCCCGGCACTTGAGTTAATTGCTGGACGCCGTTCAAAGGCGGCGCGGGCGGAATAGTAGGTAGCGGTTTGGAAGCAGGAGCTCTGTTGGTTTTTAAATACACGAGGCCATGAGCGATGACGTAAGGCACGACAGCCGTCAGGACAAGGCCTAACGTGGTTATGTTCTGCGCCGTGGCGTGGAAACCATAACGGGCAGCTTCGGCCAGGATAGCGCTAGTCAAGCCAGCGATGATTGCTTTATCGAATGGGGTTACTGGCATAATTTGCTCCTTAGTTTTTAGTATATAACTGCCCCGGGTATGGTGTAAACCCTGGGGTGCCTTGCGCTTCTAGTTGGGCTATCCGAGCTTGGGCGTCTTTCAGCTCGGCAGCTACCTGTTCGGCGTCCAGGCGTTTATTAGTAAACTGTTGAGAATCTCCAAGAGCGTTTATGAAAGCATTGCTCTCGGTTCCTGCCCAGCCATTTACCCACTCGTCTACCGTTTGACCAGCAGCAGCGGCGGCGGCTTCCAATTGCGACCGCTCCCAAAAAGCGGCAAAGCCTTTGTTAGCCTCGACTGAACTGATTACGCTTGGCATGTTTGCCTCCTTTGATCTTAGTATACCAATTATCGCTGAATTAAACCTATCGTTGTGGGTAATTGTCTGGAGTATTTTACTATCGCCCCAGTTAGAATCATAACCGACATAGTTTGAGCCTACGCCGTCTTGGGCGGCGATACTGACATGACCATAAGGGGAGCCTACACCCCCGTCATAGACTACGATATCGCCTTTATTGATGGCTAGTGTCGGTGAGTAACCGATCAGGAAGAAGTTGTTGACCAAGCTGCCCGGCGTTTGCCAGATATCTATAGCACCTGGAGCGTAGAAATAAGGTAACCCATAAACATCATGCAGCACGAAGTCGAACCACATGAAACACTGGCCGGCTAAACTAGGGTCCGAGCCGGGAACGAGTACAGACTGCCCTTGGTATTGGGCGTACTCTTGGTCAAGCGTCATGCTCTAACGAGGGGCGTTCGGGTCGATGATTGGGTTGCCGTTGGCATCGAGGGCTGGAGCAACTGGCTGTTCAGCAGTATCTTCCTGATCGGGAGTTTCGCCTGGAGTCTCGGGAGCTTCTGGCGCAGCTGGTGCTTCTGGAGCAGCTGGAGCTGACGGTGCGGTGACTGCGTACCCTGCAGCTTCAAGAGCTGCTACGACTGCCGTGACTACTGGGTCAACTGCTGGTACAGCTACCACGGCTTGAACTGCCGCTACGGCAGATTGTAGGGTCGCTTCGTCGGTGATTATTTGATTTAGGGCTGCTGTTAGGTCTGCTTCTAATGTTGCTGGATCGCTCATGGGTATCTCCTTGGGCTTAATATTTAAATGTTTCGCTACTCTTAAAATATCACTATGTATAAGAGCCTGCAAGCTTTTTATTGCGGCTAATCTGTAATGGCGCATAGCTGGACTATGTCAAATGAAGTGAAAGAGTCGCAGCAGTACTAGAATTACCACCACTACTATTGCTGTGCCGATTGCTTTATCTGTGTTCATGTCATAAGTATATCACGTTGCGCGCGGTCTAGTCGGCGGCCGCGTGTAGGACTTTGCCACCGCTTCCATAATGTCCGGCGGTAAGATAGAGCCTTCAGGCAACACGCTGAACGGGTTGGACTTTATCTCCCGGACGCTCTCGTTGTATTTGATCGGCCCAGACTGGGCGAAGTGCGGTACTACCATAATAAGCGCACACGTTAAAGCATCGTAGGCGTGGTCCTCGCCGTCGGTGTCTATATCCTCAGGGTCATTATCGTCGTTGATAAGCTCCGGTATGGTTCGAACCAGGTTACGAGCGTTGCTGTGGATCTGCAGTATCGGCCGGCCATCATCGGCGTCGGCCAAGACTGAGTGCAGTAGTGCCTTCCGCATGTGCCTACTTCCACTTGGGGTTTTAGCTTGGAGGATGTTCATATTGCCTTCACGTGAGAATATATCGGCTATACTCTCGCCCATTTCCTTGTTAAAGCAGTCGGGCGGCAGCCATAAGTCGCGGACACCGTCGAGCTTCTGAAGCATTTTGAACGTGCGGGCCCACTCGCGTGGCTCGGTTTGGGTAAGGTAGAGTTCACGGTAAACATAGATCCGGACAATACCGTACTTATTCTCTGGCGTAATAGCGCACCACAGCGCACAGCCGGGCGCGGCGTAGCCCCAGTCGAAGCCGATAAACTTCTTGCAGTCGGCTAGTTTGAACTCAAAAGTATCGTTGACGTGCATGCCCTCGTTCCACTCGCGGAAGGCTTGGCCGGCAATTATAGACCAATCCCCCATCCGCCACGCTTTCCAAAGGTCCGGATCGGTATCTTTTAGGGCATCCATCTGCCGGACGTAATCAGGGTCGTTCTGGGCCAACATCGGGTTGTCCTCGATCGTGGCCGGGATATATATACGCCTCAGACCGAACCGGTCCGTATGAATAGAATAGTGCGGTGCGATATCTATAAACCGGCGCTTGACCCAAGCATGGCCGATACCGCCAGGATTGCCAGTCAGGAATGATTGCGCCGGCAAGCCCGGTATGGTTGATCGGTTGGAGGCCTTGAGCTGCAGATAGCGCTTCTCGTTCGGTATCTGGGTGATTTCCTCTATTAACTGGCGTTGAAACTCCTGGCCTTGGTATTTGGTATAGCTCTGGTCGTCCTTCAAGTGGCCGGTAAGTATTTTAGCTCCTGAGGGGAAAGACAACTCCCAAGGCCGATAAGCGATATGCACGCCCTGGCCGGAGTACATCCTGGCCGCGCGGTCCACCCAGTCCTGTAAGTCGTTGGCGTTCTTGCGAATGACTAGACCGCGGTAAAGCGGGGTCCCGACCGGTTCGCCCATCCAAACAATACCGGTGTCGGTCTTGCCGCCGCCACGAGCGCCGCCATAGAGTATCTCGTTGATCTCGTCAGGGATTGAGAGCGCGAACGTCTGAGGACCCGGTTGGGCTATCCACTCCATCAACAAGCTCCGCTTCTACGGCCTTGGCGGCCCGCTGTCTTAATTGCTCGGCGGCGCTCTCGATTTGAGCCATCGCCAGCTTCTCAGGCTTCAAGACATGCACGACTTGAATCTCGGCTTCACCCTCGACGTTGACCATCCTGCCCCAGCCGGCCTCACGCAGGGCGTTAAACGCCTGGGTGTCGCCAGTCAGGGCTTTGCTGGCTTGGACTAAAATCATGGCGTCAGCTAGCGGCTTATTGCCATAGCGGGCCTTCAAGCGTTCGATGTCCTTGATGTTTATTTTGTCCCAGTCTATTTTGCGCTTCATAATCTTCCGCACTCGGGTAGCCATGTTTAAAGAGCCTTTAGGGCGGCCGCGAGGATTGCGAACTTCGCCTTTAACTACTGGTTTTAGGTTGGCTATGCCTGCATTGGCTTCGTTTGCCATGAATAATCCTTGTTATTTCAGATTAGGTCTATGGCTATTATAGCACCCTAATTGTCTTCAAAGGTGTCGAATTTGGGCGGTTTAGGCTGCTTTTTGCCTGGTTTTGGGAGAGTACCGGACTTCTTATTGATGGCAGCGAGCTTTGAGGCGCGACTGGTTTTTGCGATCCCCTCGGCAATTTGGAAACCGCCTTGGTTATTGGGGCTCTTGCCCGGCTGGTATACTTTCTTGGCTGCTGCTTGCTGGTTGGGGGT